ACAATAACAAAAGACGGTGTGACTGTAGCTAACTCTATTTTTTTGGATGATCCTGTAGAGAACCTTGCGGTTCAAATGTTAAAAGATGCAGCACGTAGAACTGCTAACTCAGCTGGGGATGGAACGACTACAGCAATTGTATTAACCGAGGCTATTATAAAAGCTGGTGAAAGACTTCTAACAGAAAAAAATAATATAACTGAGGTTGTAAAATCAATAAACAGATTCAGTAAAATTATTCTTAAAAAATTAAAAAAGAACTCACGAAAAATTACCAAGGCAAGGCTATTAGATGTTGCAACAATTTCAGCAAACAACGATAAGTCTTTAGGAAAAATAATTGCTGATGCTTATAATAAAGTTGGAAAGAACGGTATTGTAACTGTAGAGCGATCTCAAAACCATGAGACATATGCCACAGTTACTAATGGAATAAAAGTTGATAGAGGTTATACTTCTAATTTATTTATCACTAATCAAAAAAACGATGAAGCAATCTTAGAAGATGTTTTAGTTTTAGTTTGTGACCAGGAGATAAGTAATATTCTACAAATAGAAAATGTTTTAAAACCAATCATTCAACAAAATAAAAAACTTCTCATCATTGGTCCATGCTCAGTCAATGTTGTGAATACCCTGGCGGCAAACGTAGTGCGTAACGGACTTAAGCTTTGTAATATTATACCACCACAATTTGGATATAAACAACACGAGCTTATGCAGGACATTGCGTTGTCGGTAGGGGCTAAATACTTTTCAGAAAAAACTGGAGATGATTTAAGTCTGTTAAGCATGGAAGATCTTGGTCATGCTGATAAAATTATTTCAGGAAAGAGTCAAACGGTTATCATTAAAAATAATCAAATGACTGAAGAGATAGAAAAAAGAATAACTGATCTTAAGGAACAACAAGAAAACACAGAAATAGTTTCAGATAAAGAGTTTATAAACGAGCGTATTGCAAGTTTATCAGGATCAATAGGAGCTATTTATGTTGGGGGTAATTCTGATATAGAGCAAAAAGAAAAGTATGACAGAGTAGAAGATGCTGTGTGTGCTGTTCGTAGCGCTTTGCAAGAGGGTATTGTAAGAGGTGGAGGACTTGCTTTATTTTATTCAAGAGAAGAACTTAGTTATATTTCTAAGAAGACAGTTAATGATGACGAAAGTACAGCTATAGATATTCTAATGGAATCTTTATGTGCGCCATTAAGACAAATATTACAAAACGCTGGATTAAATCTTGATGAATACTACAATGTATCTACAACAAGTGATTCATGGATTCTTCAACAATTAGACGAGTACAATGTAAAGACTGAAGTAAAAGGAGATTTTTTTAAGATGGGTGTTATAGATCCTTTAAAAGTAACTAAGACTGCTTTTGAAAATTCAGTTAGTGTAGCAACAACTATTCTAACAACAAACGCAATAATAACTCACGCGCGAGTAAAAGAATAAATTATGAAACCAGTTGGAAAATATATTGTCATAAAAACTATTGAGGAAGAGGTTAAAACTTCTTCAGGTCTTTTATTATCTGCATCAGACGTTGATGAATTTAGATATAGAAAAGGATATGTTGTTAAAGAAGGAACAGATGTTTCTGTAGTTAAACCGAAGGATCTTATTTATTATGATAAAAATTCTGGATTTACTATGTTGATTAAGGATGAGCCTTACACTATTATCCAGGAAAGAGACGTAGTTATTGTTCTCTAATTTCTTTATTCATTTCTTTAATCATATTACGATAAACTTTATCCATATATGATGCGTCATTTCTAAATAATGGATTGGCACACGCGGATTCTGCAATTTCCTCACCGTTTAACTTTTTGTAAATAGTATTTATTATTCTTTTGGCTTTATATGTCAATTCATATAAGGTCGTTTCATTACCTTTTCTTTTTCTCCAAACATGAATCCACTCTTCTTTAAGAAGTTTACTGAAACGATTTACATCCCAGGACATTATTTCTTCATACTCTTTGAATTGACTTTTATTAAAAATTTGTTCGCTGTACAAAAACAGTAACATCTCTAAATCAGGAGTTCCTAAACCGTATTTAGCCTTTACCCAATATCTTATAACTCTCCAGTATTTTAGAAAATCATGATCAGGCAGTTTCCTGGTAGTATTTTTCCGCGGATAGACTCCTTTAAATTTCATTGAATTAAATTCTTATATTTGTAAAGATAAAATAAATATTTAAAATCATAAGTTATGCCAGATCCAGTTAAACAGAAGGATAAAAATAGATTAAGAGTAAGAACTCAAGTTTGCAAGACATCCAGAAGTGGAAAAACCAAATGTAAATACAAGATGGTTAAAAGAACACCTAAGCAATTAACAGCTTATGATGAAATGAAAGCAAGAGGATCTAAAAGAAAATTAAGTGATCTTGACGTAAACTATCCTGTCAAAGTAATTGATAAAAGAAAAAAGAAAAAATAATATATACAACTATGCCAACAGTAAGCTATAAGTGTGGAGACACAGGTAAAATTAAAAAAAGACAATTTCCTTACAACGCAGTAGGTAAAGCTCAAGCAACAGAATTTGCTAAAACAATGGGCGGTAAAGTAAAAAACAATCCAAACTATGGTAATGAAAAAGCTATGGGTAAAAAAATGTATTAAACCATGCCAGATCCAATTACTAAAAAAGTTAAAGACTCTTTAAAAAGGGTAAAAGTTAGAAAAAAAATTGTAAAAGATTCTACAAGTAGAATGGCTATGGTCAATGTCTTAAAAAAAGAATTAGGCAAAGAAAACTACAATAAGATTAGAACTACAAAAGGTGTAAAACAAGTTAAGCTAACTTCTAAGCAAAAGAAATATATTAGCAGAATTAATCGTTTAGCTAAAACAGAGCAAAAGAATAGAAGAAAAATTAACAATAATCCAAGAAAAAGATAAAATTATGCCAGATCCAAAATGTACATTTAAATATAATGGTCAAGTGATGACAGAGTTTTCAGGTACTGGTAAAAAAGAGTGCGAAGAAAAACGAAAAGCTTTTAATCAGTTTAAAAAAGAACGCGATGCGAGAGCAAGGGAGTTGCTGGGTATGGAAACTAAAGATACAACTTCTGGTAAAAGATCTAAAAGCGGTACTACTAAAAAGAAAAAAAGTAATTTTTTACAAAAAGTAAGTAAAACTTTAGGTATTAAAAAGAAAACTGAAGCTCAGAAAGAAAGAATAAAACAAAATAAAGCTAATCAGAAAAAAGCTAAAAACATTAGAAGAAGTAGAAGAAAAGGGCTTGATAGAAACGCCAGAAACTAATTTATTAAATTTTGTATATTTGTGTTATTAATAACTTAAAATAAAAATTATGAAACAAGGTTATAATGATAGATTAGATGAGTCTTTAGGTTCAAGAAACGGAAAGAAGTCTCAGTCTATGAAGTCTCGTAGAAATGAAAGCAAGGCTATGTCTAAAAAAATGTATGGTCATGCTTACGGAGCTGACAAGTCAATGTCTTATAGACACGTTGCTAAAATAGTAAAGCACGATCATTTAAAGTAAGATATGAGTTTTAAAAAAGTAGCAGCAAAAATAGCAAGAAAAGGAGGTTATTCTAAAAAAGCTGCTGGAGCTATTTTAGCTTCTGCATCAAGAAAGGCAAGCGCTAAGGCTAAAAAGAAAAACCCTAAACTTAAAAAAGTAAAGGGTAAGGCAAGGCGATAATTTAAATTTTAATCAAATGGCAAAAAAGAAAGTAGTCAAAAAAGATGCTTCTAATAAAAAGAAGCCAGTAGTAAAAAAACCAGTGGATAAAAAAAAGGTTGTTGAGTTAGAGTTAAAAAGCTCTGTTCAGCACATAAATGTTTATCCAAAGTATAATCCTTTAAGAAAATAAAAATGGGAAGATTATTAGTAAAATTAGGCCTATGGATGCAAGGGGTATGGTGTAAATTTCAATGTGGATGGAACGCATTAATATCTAAGCTTTTATTTAAAGTAGAGTCTTGTCCAAACAAATTATGTACTTGTAAGTAATGAAAAAAAATTTTACAAAAATACAGACAATAAACAGATCCAGAGGATTTGGAGATACAGTAGAGAAATTTACAAAAGCTACTGGAATAAAAAAAGTTGTAGATACAGTTACTAAAGGTGATTGTGGCTGCAACAAACGTAGGGATTCACTTAACAGAATGTTTCCTTATAAGTAAACAAACGAGATTTTTAACCCTCAAAAAAAAACAAAATGGCATATCCAAAAATTACTGTTAACACAGGGCTGGCGCAAAAAGTAATATCCAGCAACACATTACCAATACCATCACCAGACTTGGCACAATTAACTGGAACAACTACAGCAACTACAGCAAATAAATTAGTAGATGTAGGGGCTGATTTTTCTAATGTAAGTGTAGGAGATATTATTTATAATACTACAGATAATACATCAGCAACAGTAACAGCAATAGATACTTCAACAATATTATCAATAAGTTCAGATATATTTACTTCTCCAGAAGCATATACTATATTTTTAGGTGGCCCTAATGGTTCGTCAAGAATAGATTCTTCTGAAGGATGTTTATTATATGTAGGAAGTAATCTCACAACTATGGATATAGCTAAATCTTATGTTTTTATTAAAGTTCAAACAGTAGCAGGTAGTGATATAACATTTGAAAACTTTCCAGTAGGAAACTATCTTCCAATTCAAATAATAAAATTATACACCACAGGCACAGATGCTGCGTCTCGTAATAGTTGTATAGCAATTTGGTAATATGAACTTTGATATGTCAGATATAAAATTATACGCTTTAAATGCAACGTCTCTTGTTGTATCATTTTCACAAATTGATATGGCTTTAAAAATAATTTTGCTCGCACTAAGTGTTGGGTATACCGCTCAAAAGTGGTACTTATTGAATAAAGAAAGAAAGAACAAATAGTAAAAGTTCTAAAATCTTAATTAAAAACATAAGAGGCACAGAACGACTGTGTCTTTTTTTATATATAAAATATGAAAAAAGTTGAAAAAATCATTATTCATTGTTCTGCAACAAGAGAAGGTGATGACTCTATTAATGCTGAGGTTATAGATCGATGGCATAAAAAAAGAGGATGGAAAGGAATTGGATATCATTTTTTAGTTTTGATTGACGGATCTATTGAGCCTGGAAGAATGATAAATAAGTGCGGTGCGCATACGAAAGGGTTGAACTGTAGTTCAGTCTCAATTTGTTATGTGGGAGGGGTAGAATCTGAAAGAGACTCAAAAGGAAAGTATCCTGCAAAGGATACAAGAACACCAGAGCAAAAAGAAACATTGTTAGAATTATTGCAAGTATTGCGTAAAATATATCCAGAAGCAAAAATCCATGGTCATCGAGACTTTGCGGCTAAAGCTTGCCCAAGCTTTGATGCAACAACAGAATATTGTAATATTTAAAAATAAATTCTTATGGCAAAAAAAGGTAGAACTAAAGGAAATAAAATTTGTGCAGCAGGAATCTCCTGGGCTAAAAGAACATTTGATAAATACCCATCTGCCTATGCAAATATGGCGGCAAGTAAATATTGTAAAGATCCTAATTACGGAAAAGGTAAAAAAAAGAAATAAAGATGAATAAAGATAAAACTATAGTAACTACTGCTTCTGTTACAAACGTAAAGAACGACAAAAAGAAAAGAAAAAGTCGTTCAACGTTTGAATCAAATAATAGAATCTCAAAAAAAGTAACTAATGGAAATGTTGTTAAGCGCAAGTCTGCAACCCTTCAAAAAGATGGATCTTTAGTAATTAGCGTTAACACTTCTAAAAAACCTGCAGGAAGAACAAGGATGGTAAGAAATAAAAAAAGAGCAGTTAAGAAATTAGATAGATTAAAGAATAGATTTAATAAACGACAAGATCGTTTCATAGACAACATAAGTTAATGGGAGAACTAAAAGAATGGCGCGATGAAAATTGGGTGCGCATAGGAACGGATGGAAAAATAAAAGGCCCATGTGGAACTTCTAAGAACAAAAAAAATCCTGATAGATGTTTACCTATGGCTAAAGCTAAAAGCCTCTCTAAAAGAAAGCTTTCAGCTACAGCTCGAAAGAAAAAGAAAGCAGGAGCAAAAGGAAAACAGTTTGTTAAAAATGTAAAAGGAGTAAGATGAAAAAAACAATAAATAAAAAAAAGAAGTCTTCTAAGACACATGTTCGAACTAAGTCAAAGGTAAAGCTGAAAGGGAGGAAAAGAAAATATTCTGAATCCTTAAAAAGCAGGTCTGTTATAAGCTCACCAAATAGCACCGCTACACTTAACCAACGTTTGAAAAGGGGAAAAGCATCGGCTGTTTTTAAAAAAGTGAAAAAAAATAAAAATGGTACTTATACTCTTGAGCAAGGTAGAGACGGAGGTAATTTTACTTCAAAAATAATAACTGCCGCTCAAGCTATGAGAATAAAAAAACAAATGAATAAAAAATAATGGCAGTAAGAAGAACTACAAAAGGAAAAAACGCAAACTACCGATCTACAGCAAGTGGAGCTGGTATGACTGCACGTGGAGTAGCTGCATACAATAGAAAAACTGGAGGCAATTTAAAAACTGCTGTTACTGAAAAAAAACCAAGTAAGGGCAGAGCTAAAAGAAGAAAATCATATTGTGCAAGAAGTTTAGGTCAAATGAAGATGCATAATATAAGTTGTAAAAAAACACCTAACAAAAGAATTTGTAAAGCCAGAAAACGCTGGAAGTGTTAACTTAAAATGTATAGAAATGAAAAAAATAATTGACTGGTTCGGTGGTACTGTTGTTAAAGATTTAATGTCAGGACTTGATAAACTTTTTACATCTAAAGAGGAAAAAATTATAGCTGAAAACGCTATCAAGCAAATTATAATTCAAAAGCAATTAGAGTTGCAGAAAATGCAAACTGAAATTATAGTTACAGAAGCAAAAGGTAATTGGCTTCAAAGAAGTTGGAGGCCAATACTAATGTTAGCTTTTGGTTTTATAGTAATCTATGTAAAGTTTCTTGCTCCCTTATTTGATTTAAAAATACCTGAATTAGAAAATGAATTTTGGAACTTGCTACAATTAGGTATAGGGGGTTATGTTGTTGGTAGGAGTGCTGAAAAAATATCTAAGAATATCACCATTTCTAAAAAATAAACAAAGAAAAAAAAAGATTAACTTTGTATCTGTAAAAACAAGCAAATTAAATGGCAAGAATAAGCACATATAAAAACGCAACACCTGTAGTAGCTTCAGATAAATGGATAGGTTCTGACTCTCAGAACAACATGCAGACTAAAAACTTTACAGCTCAAGCTGTTGCTGATTTTATAAATAAAACTGGAGGCCAAGGTCAAAACTTACGATATAGATACAATGAAACAAATGCTTATGAAACAGGAACTTTATCTTTTTCAGGTGGTGGATCAGACAGTGTTTTATTAAACAGCATTTCCACTATAGATGCCTCAGTTTTTGACACAAGAAGTTCAACTATTGATATTTATGATTTTATTCAAAATGCTTTATTAGACTCAGACATATTATTAACTGATTGTAGTGATATTACTAACTGGGCTATATATACAGTTAATTCAGTCGTTAAAAAAGGCAGCAATGTTCAAGCGACTTTAGGCTTAACTTTTAAGGCAGGAGGTGGGAGCTTAATCGCAAATAAAGATTATTTCATATCTTTGCTAAAGTATGATGCAAACGCATCAGGAGATTTAAATTTCACAGTGGGAATACCTGGAAACAGCCTCACTTATTTAATAACTCACAATTTAAATAAATTCCCAGCAGTTTCTGTTTTTGAAGATGGAACTCAAAAGGAAATATTTGGAGAAGTAACATATAATAATTTAAACCAGTGTACTTTAACTTTTACAAGTTTAGTTACTGGAACAGCAACATTTAATTAAAAAAAAGAATTATGGCAATAGGGTATTTAACTAACATTGATCTTAACAATAATCAGGTCAAAGATTTTAAGATTGACAACGTAACCTCAGATCCAACAGGATTAGCTGGCGAAGGACAAATGATATATAGAACTGATACTAATCAGATGAAATATCATACAGGTTCTAATAACTGGGTAGCATTTGGAACAAGCGGTGGTACAGTTACTTCCGTTAATTTAGGAAGTAGTACATCTACAATTAGTGTATCTGGAGGCCCTATTACTACAAGTGGAACTATACAAGTTAATTTACCAACTTCTGGAGTTACAGCAGGATCATACACAAGCGCAGATATTACAGTTAATGCTTATGGAATAATCACCGCTGCTTCTGATGGTGGTGCAGGAACAATGAGTAACTGGAAATTAACAGCTGATTCAGGAGGTGTAGCAACAATATCAAATAATGATACAGTTGATATTTCTGGTAACACTTATATAACTACAGCAAGAAGTGGAGACAATGTAAGTATAACTCACGACGCTACTTCAAGATCAAATACAACTTCTACTGGCGCGCCAGCTGCTGGAGCAACTTTTACTGCAATTGATTCTATAACCACAAACTCAACAGGTCACGTAACAGTCGTTAATACAAAGACAGTTACTATGCCAGCTGATCAACAAGGGGTTACCTCTGTTGCAACTGGTAACGGAATATCAGGTGGAACAATAACCTCAACAGGTACTTTAACTGTTGGAGCTGGAGCTGGTTTATCACAATCGTCTACAGGATTATTAGTAGATTATTTAGGAACTGACAACGTTATATTAGCTGCTGCCGATGGTGTTACAACACCAATTACTGTAGCTGCTGGAGATAGAATAATTATAAGTGACGCTACAGATAATAATGTTAAATATGTAAATATATCACAATTAACCGCAGCTGTTGGTGGAGGTACAGTTACTTCAGTAAACGTAAAAACAGATGGTACTTCTTTAAATGTTGCTTCTAACTCTATTACTACGAGCGGAACAATGACAATGATTTGGCAAGGTACTACTTCTCAGTATGTAAATGGTGAGGGAGATTTAGTAACTTTCCCAGCTATTCCAACAGTAGGAAATGGAACACTAACAGTTCAAGGAACTGGTGCTTTAGGAGGATCAGGTACATTTACAGCCAATCAATCAGGTAATACAACTATATCTGTAACTCATGATAGTTTTTCAGACACAGAAACTACAGATGCTGCTACCTTATCATTTGGTGGAACATTTGACGCTTATACAGATGTAACAACTAATTCAACAGGACACGTAACAGGTCATGAGGTAACAACATTTACACTGCCTGCTAATCCAAATGTAAATACAACATCTTTACCAGTTAAAAATAGTGGAGGAACTACACAGTTTACATCTACCCAAACAACAGGTGTTAGATTTGCAGGTTCAGGTTCTACATCAGTAGCATTTGATTCTGGAACTCAAAAAGTTACAATTAGCTCAACTAATACAAACGAAACATATACTTTACCAGTTGCCGCAGGAGGTTCTAACTCTGCTGTTCTTAATTTAACAGCTGGTGGTACTGGATCAGGCGTTAAGTCGTCTGTAACAATAAATGGAACTTCAAATGAGGTGCAGGTTACGGAATCAGCTGGAAATAACGGTAGTATTACTATTGGCTTACCAAATGATGTTACAATCACTTCTGACTTAACAGTTGGAGATAATTTAACATTAACAAGTGGTAACTTAAGTGTTACAGGTACAGGTTCTTTTACAGGACAAGTAACAATTCCTGTTACTCCAACTGCGTCAGCTCATGCAGCTTCTAAGAGTTATGTAGACTCTACGTTGGCAGGATCAGGATCTTTAATATTCCAAGGTGGATATAACGCAGCAACTAATACGCCTGATTTAGATGTTAACCCAAGTGCATCAATAAAACAAGGTTGGACATATGCAGTAACAGCAGCAGGACAATTCTTTGGGGAAACAGTTGAAGATGGTGATTTGCTTATTGCAGAATCAGACTCTCCAACAGCATTATCTGATTGGACAGTTGTTCAAAATAACATTGGAGTTGCTACAGCAGGTTCTACAGACGGAGGAACAACAAAAGGTATAGCAGGATTTGATTCAGCTAACTTTACAGTAAGCACTGATGGTTGGGTTCAATTAAACAACCAGGGTACAGCAGGTAACTACGGAGATGCTAACGAAACAGTAACTCTTGCAATTAATGCAGATGGTATTGTTACTTCAGCTTCAGAACAAGCAATTGCAATAACAGCATCTCAGGTAACTGATTTCTGTAATGCAGTTGATACTTGTGTTGCTGATAACGGAGTAACTGCAAATATTGGAGACGGAACTGCTGTTGCTTACCAAATAAATCATAACTTAGGCACAAGAAATGTAATTGTTTCATGCTACAGAAACTCTTCACCATACGATACAGTAATGTTAGATGTTGAGAGAACAAGTACAAATCAAGTTACTTTAAGAACAACAACTGCTTTAGCTTCTAACGCTGTTTCAGTTATTATTACAAAAGTAACATAGTAGTATGTAACCTTTTAAAATAAATTCAATAATATGGCCATTAGTTTTTTAACTGGAGAATCCGTAGATGGTAACATCGCATTACCTGATAATAAAAAAATAATATTAGGGACAGGTTCTGACCTTGAAATATATCACGATGGAAGTAATAGTTACATAAAAGATACAGGAAGTGGTGGATTAAGGATAGCTTCTGATTTATTTAGAGTTTACAAAGCTGATTTAAGTGGGTTAATGATAAATGCTGTGCCAGATGATAGAGTAGAATTATATTTTAATGATAATAAAAAGTTTGAAACTACAAGCTCAGGTATATCAGTAACAGGGAATATTGATTTGACTCCAAGTAGTTCTGATATTTTCATGATAGATAATAGCGGTGCTGCTTTAGAAGTAAAACAAGGCTCTGATTTATATATGAGATTTATTACTACTAATGGCGGTGAGCATATAGAGGTTAATAAAAATATGGAAATCCAAGGGTTGACAGCAACTTCAGCTACTTTTTCAAGTACTGTAACTGTCAGCAATGGTCAAATAGTTTTAAATGGCACAGGACGAATACAAGGTGTAGATACAGTAACTGCCAATACAGATGCAGCGAATAAGCTGTACGTTGATAACGCAGTTGCAACTGGAGTAGGAGCTTACTTACCTTTAGCTGGTGGTACAATGGGTAGTGGTGCAACAATAACAGGCACTGATAGCCTTATAATAAAAGCAGATACGCAAATACTTTTAAGAGGAGATGCTGGAAGTAATATTGCGTCAATTAAAACTGTAAATACTGATTACGATATTATTGAGCTTCTTGATAATAATAGAATGAGATGGCGAGATGGTATGGAGATTTATCTTGATGATAGTGCTGCTACAGACTACATGATGTTCACTACAGAGACTGTTGGTGCAGGTAATCACGCTCTGCATAGGTTTGCAGGTTATGAATTTCAAGGCACTGGACTTGCTACTATAATGAAAATGGGTGGTGCATTAAACGCTACTAATATTGAGCTTTATCAAAATGGCACAAAAAGATTAGAAACTACACAAGCAGGTGTTGATATAACAGGTGATATTACTATTTCAGAAAACATATCTTTAGTTGGTGAAATTATTCAAACTTCAACAGGAAACGAAAATTCGTTTTCTTCTGAGCTTAATATGAATGATAATAAAATTAACAGTCTTGCAAATCCAACAAGTGCTAAAGATGCGGCTACTAAATCTTATGTTGATGCGCATACCAGTGGTGTACAAACTATTAGCGAAGGAACAGGTATAAAGGTCGCAAATGGATCAAGTGCAACTGCCACTGTTTCTGTAAACTACGACTCTGCGGATACTGATAATTTAATATTTGGGGCTAACTCCATTACAGCTGCTGTTGCCACTAAACCTTATACTCCATATATATTAGCCGCAGATTCTAACCCTGGAGTTTCATTTGGAGAGGTTAAAAACCTTAGACTACAATCAATACCTTTGGATAGATTTGGAGATGCTACATCCACTATCGACATGGGGGGAAATAAAATCCTTGATGTTGCTGATCCAACTTTAGCTCAAGACGCAGCTACAAAAGCATATGTGGATGCAAACTCAGGTTCAGGAACTGTAACAGGTACTGGGGCAAGTACTCGTGTAGCTTTTTGGAGTAGTAGTTCAGCCTTAACATCTGATGCAGATTTAACATTTACCACTGCAACAAATAGATTGTCTTCTCGTTACTATATAATACCAAACGATGGCGATTATTTAGGAACAGACACAAGTGGTAATGCAAGAACATTAATTTCTTTAACTTCTGGTAATGACGTTGAGGTTTCAAATACAGCCTTATCTTCTGGATCTGACACTATAATATATTTTGGCGATACTTTTAGAATAAAGGATGGTGGCGCTCAGAGGTTTTCAATAGCATCAAATGGTACGATGTCTAACTCTGGAAACACATTTAATAGTGGGCCAATAAATTTAGAGGAAGACAATAAAATTACATTTGATGATGATGGTGATCAATGGAATTGGATTCAAGCAACAAGCGGCGAAATGGAAATGGCAGTTGGTTCAACGCTGACATTAACAAATGTAGAAGAAAGTGATTACGGTGATATAAAAATCAGAAGTTTGTATCGGATTATTAGCAGTGGAGTGACCACAAATGCTACTTATATACCTATTTATACTGATTCAGCGAGTTCTACAGTTCCGAGATACCAAAAAACGCAAACACCAAGCCAGTTTTTATCAAACGCAGGAGCTGTTTTGGGTGCGCCAGGATTCGGTGGAAGAGTAGCTGTCTGGAGTGGTAGTAGTTATACAAATACAATAGGTACTGATACTTTGTATTGGAACTCAAGCACTAATGTTTTAGGTATAAACTACAGTGGATCTACATTTAATAGTGGAGCGTTGCAAATACAAGGCCCTACTTCTAACACTGGTCAAATAGGTTTACAAATATATAACTCTACAACAGGTTCGCCTTATGGCTCGCATGGTATATTTGTTAATGGCCCAAGATATGGGAATGCTGGTATATCTATTAAAAACCCAAATGTTGGAACTACATTTTTAAGGTTTTACAGTAACTCTGGATCATCTGTAGGTACTATAACTCAAAACGGTACTTCAAGCACGTCTTATAACACAAGTTCTGATTATAGGTTAAAGGAGAATATTATACCTATGACTGGCTCAATAGATAGATTGAAGCAGTTAAAACCATCAAGGTTTAATTTTATTGACCAGAACAAAGAAGACAGAGGAGCAATTCCAACTGTTGATGGATTTATAGCTCATGAGGTTTCTGATATTATTCCAGAGTCTATTACAGGGGAAAAAGACGGATTAGATTTTGAAGGTAATCCTGAGTATCAATCAATTGATCAATCAAAAATAGTTCCTTTATTAACAGGAGCATTACAAGAGGCTATATCTAAAATAGAATCTTTAGAGGCAAGAATAAAAGCATTGGAATCATAAGAAAAATATTCTTATATTTGTGTTAAGTTTAATAAATAAAATATAATCAAATGTCAAAACAATTAAGTAAAGATCAATTAGAGTTATTACAGGGTTTACAAAAACAATTTAATGATTCAAAATTTGAAATCGCAGATTTAGAAATTAAAAAAGCTGAACTTGTTTCAGGTATAGCTGATATTAAAGCAAAGTTTGCTGAACAAGAAAAATCTTTAATGGAAGAATTTGGTCAGAATGCAGTTATAAACCTGCAAACTGGAGAAGTTAAAGAACCAGAAGAAAAACCTTTAGAGGTAGCAGAATAAAAAAACATGGCAAAAATAAGCAACATATCCGCGTATCCTAATATTAGCAATATTGATGCAGCAGATTATTTAATTATAACTGATGCAGAAAATAACTTAATGACTAAAACTTGCACTATATCGCAGTTACAGTCTAATTTTGGGGTTGACACGCTTGTTGCTCATCAGGAGGTCACAGCATCAGGGTTACAAAGTATAGCTACAGGATTTAAAATAATTGAAGCTCAAGGGGCTAATAAGGTTATAGATGTAATATCTATTGCTGTGTATGGTCAATTTGGTTCTGCGGCTTATGATTTTAGCGATGATTTAGAGTTTGATTGTAATTCTACTGTTTATGCATCTTTAGCATCTGTAACTGCAAATGGTAGTGCAGATTATTCACAAAAAATTATTTTAGGCGGAGGATCTGGAAATTCATTAGCTTTGTCTGCTAATCAACCTCTTAGTTTATTTTCCAGTTCTAATCCAACACAAGGTGATGGTAAATTATTTGTCAATGTATATTACAGAGTCCTAACATTAGGGCCAGCATTTTAAATTAAATGGACATAAGAAAAATTTCAATCGGAGCAGATTATAAATCTGGCGCTATGCATTATATAGTAGGTCAAGATGTTTTAGGTGGAAGTTATGGAATACATCTTATACAGCATGATATTGAAGCTAAGTCTTATAAAATTTGGATTATGAAGCAGGATGAAGTTTTGCTTTGGAAAGAATTTAAGTGTACAATGCCTATATCTTTAGAATATAACATAAATTTTTAATGAAATCTCCTTACTCGTTTATTGTTAAACCTTATAACAATAGAAGGTATGACAATGTTAAATCCTATGGTGATATAGAATTTATTACCAGTACTTCTGAAGAAGATCACAAATCTTCAAATCGATTTGCTATTGTCATAGCAACTCCCATCAATTACACAGGCCTTATAAAAGAAGGTGACATACTTTTAGTACATCATAATGTTTTTAAGTTTTATAACGACATGTACGGTCGCAGAAAGAGTGGTAAAAGCTTTTTTAAAGATGACCTATTCTTTGTCGATGTTGATCAGTTTTATCTTTACAAAAGTAAAGGTGAATCGAACTGGAAAGGATATAGTAAATATTGTTTTATAAAGCCTTTAAAAGCACAAAAGTCTTACTTGAATAAAAATTCAAAAAACGAACCGTTACAAGGCATAGTAAAATATATAAATGATGAGTTAATAAAAAAAGGTGTTAAAGTCGGAGATAAAGTTTTATATGAGCCTGAGTCAGAATATGAGTTTATTGTTGATGACGAAAAACTCTATAGGATGTTTACTAAAAATATAACTGTAGTGTTATGATTAAATTTTATGAAGACATTATTTATAATCCTGACGATTATGTAAATAAAATACTAAAAGAAGGTTTTTATGATTTGCCTGACGGAGACAATTTATTTAAAAATGTTTGTCAAAAAGGTAATGATGAATTTTATAATTTTCTCACCAAAACTATCCCTGAATATGAGGTTGTTTTAAATTTTGTTCGCAAATCCCCTTTAGGCCAAATAGAACCTAACTATATTCATACTGATGAAATGATGGGTGAATTAACTGCTATTTTGTATTTAAATAAAGTTTATCCAAGTGGTTATGGAACAACATTGTATGATAATAATAATAATGCTTTATTAATATATAAAGCAAAATACAATTCTGTTTTTATATTTCCATCAAATGTAAATCATTCACGAAATACTTTAAATAACTTTGGTGAAGATGATGAATCAAGATTGGTTCATGTTGCTTTTTTAAATAAAAAAAATGAATGATTTTCAAAAAATGCTCAATGAGTTAAATATTTGCGTGGATGATTTAAATAAATATATAGAATCTAAAGATTTTGAAAATTTAGCAGGGCCAGTTGTAGACGATAATAATAAAAACTATAAAGTTTTAAAATCTAAAGTAGAAGGAAAAGGGATATTTGCTAATAAAGAATTTATGAAGGGAGATGTCATTGGTTATGGTCAATTAAATAAAACAAGAACTTTAGCTGGAAGATATACAAATCATTCTAATTTAAATAACGCTAAATTTTATTATATTAGAGAAAACAATAATTGTATTTTAATTGCTGAAAAAAAGATATTGTTAAATGATGAAATATTGGTAAATTACAGACATCACACTTATAATAAGGAATATTATGAGCAGAAAAAATAGGTCTAAAAAAAACATAGAGTTTTTTGAAAAAACAGATAAACCAAAAAATAAATATAATCGAAATAAAGATGGATATAAAAAACATAAAAAAAGAGATTATAAAAGCTGGTGAGTCTGCTGTATTACAACTTATAAAAGTTGCAAAAGAAGATATAATAAAATATGATAAAGATGACGAGTTAGCTGCTGATAGGTTAAAAAATGCAGCTGCTACAAAAAAACTTTGTATTATGGATGCTTTTGAAATTATTAAAAAAATACAAGAAGAAAAAGATTTATTAGAAGGAATTGATACTAAAATAAATAATACACCAAAAGGATTTGCAGAATCAAGATCAAAATAAACTATACACTGAGCTTAAAAATATAGTTCCTAAAAATGTTTTAAGTACAAAAAACAAAGCAAAAACTTGGACTTATGGCTATAATGAAAAGTATAATTTTGTTGTTATATCAAAAACAGGTCAAATTCAAGACATTATTAATATTAGTGGATTAACTGTTGCGCTTCCCAAACCTCCTAAAGACATTTTTAAAATATCTAAAAAAAAAGAAGATCAATACTGGAAACCTAAAATACTACCAAAACAATTAACAAGAATTAAATCTATATTTCAATGGCATGACACTCCTTCGAGTTTTAAAAATGAGTGGGTAGATTATATTGAAAATGAATTTAATCTTAGAGAAGAAGGTTTTTGGTTTATGAATAAAGGAGTTCCTACTTATATTACAGGAACTCATTACATGTATTTACAGTGGACTAAGATTGATGTTGGATTTCCAGATTTTAGAGAAGCCAATAGAATATTTTATATTTTTTGGGAAGCCTGTAAGGCAGATAAAAGAAGTTTTGGAATGGACTACTTGAAAATCAGACGTTCTGGATTTTCTTTTATGGCATCATGCGAGGGAGTAAACATGGGTACAATTACCAAGGACGCTCGTATAGGTATACTTTCTAAAACAGGATCTGATGCAAAAAAAATGTTTACAGATAAAATTGTTCCTATATCTAATAATTATCCATTCTTTTTTAAACCTATACAAGATGGTATGGATAAGCCA